ATGCTTCTTAGAGGGGTCATGGAGTCAGACGGCACATATATGATGCACAATAACAAACGCCTCCGCTTTGATAGCGGGTTTCAAGTGGGGGTCTACTTAGAACGACCTACGTTCTTCTTGTTTCAGGAAGTCCAAGCCTACGTCATAAAGATGCTGGGCATTGATGAACAAATGGAAGTTATAGGAAATATATTCAGTGTGGCCGAGCATGAAATAGTTAATTCATGTGAATCGGGACATCCAATATTAGAAGATTTAATATTTTACGGTGATACTTTCGAGAAAATGTATGAGGCTTCATTTAATCAAGTACACCTAACTAATTTCCTTCCAGAAATAGAAATTGAAGAATATCTTACTGATGAATTACCATGCGTTTCAAGAAAAACCCTCAACTTATTCGGTGGAATATGGGAAGATGAAAAAGAGCAAATTCACGTTGATGCTTCAACATGGGTTCAAGACTTGAAGGCTGCTTTAAAATTAGGGAAGAAGTATAATCAAGCGACTATTTGGGATTGGTCAATTATGAAATGCCGATGCACTAAAACAGGAGAAATACTAGAATATTAAATCTAAAACTCGGAGGTCTTACACTCCACAAAAAAATTATAATTTTGGATTTGGATTTAGAGCGTACGCTTTGTCTTTTACACACACACACGTGTGTGATTTTTGGATTTTGGGATTTGAATCTTTTTTGGATTTTTGGATTTTCAACTTTTTTGCTTTTTTTGCCCTAACTTTAGCCTGAAAATAAATGTGAGATGAGGTAAACAATAAGTATATATACCGGCATACAGTCCGAGATATATGACCTTAACAAGAAGTGATTACGAAATGATAGTTGAATGCCTGACATCAGTACCTAAACCTGAAGGGTTAGATGGATTTGATGCCAATACTAAGGATTTCTATTATCATGTTGTTAGTAATTTTATACAACATTTATCAGCCGATAATAATAGATTTGATAGAAATAAGTTTTTAGATGCTTTAGATGATAATGGATGGAATAGAATAGATAGATGGAACTTACCTATTTATCAGAGAGAAAGATTAAACAGAACTGTTGATAGTTGTTTTAGAGCATTACAAAGAAGAGAAGAAGAAGAATAATTAAGTTGCCACCATATTATGTTGAGGTGAGGTCGCTGCAACGGCCTCCCTCTTCATATTTGGATTTTTATTCTTTATGTTTTTCTTTTCAATATACTGCAAATCATGTCTCTCTTCGGCCTATCCTAATCATACTCAACGTACCACAGGAAGCCTATAAAGGTTTCGCCCTACGGGTTTCCTATTCATATTCAAGATTGCTTGACCGAAGAGTATATATACTGACCCCTGCTAGCATGGTCATGGAGGCAAAAACCATGAAAGAAAAAATTGAAGAACGAATGCGAACAATGTATGTAAATGGGGCTAGTGAAGAAGTACTAGACTCATTTATGAGAGGTGTCTTAGAGACACTAAACAGCCTAGGTGAAGAACCGCCAATCATTTGGGTTGTAAACTATATGGCAGGTCGTGTTGACCGTCTATATATGACCGATGAAGAATGGGATGCTGTCAACGCAGAATATTAAGCCCTAAGAAAAAGGAGACATAAAAACTCGGGGGGTATATATCCCCGAGTATAAATAATTTGGATTTGGATTTTGGATTCTTTTTTGTTTTTTGTTTTTTCACACAAGTGTATATAACTTGTCGCATAAAGGAGGTTATCGGGGGGCTATGATATGAGATGGGGGTATATAATCTTTCCGAAGTGTAATTCTCACTATGTACCTCGAAAAAGTGTACTTGGGGGTTATGATATGAGATGTAGGCTTATAGTCTTTCCGCCCTACGGGTCTGTTATATTATCAAGAATACATTATCAAAAGCCTTAAGTACTAACGCCTTGTCTCAGAAATTGTAGAACCGTAGAGATAGAGAAGATACAGGAGGAAAAAAACGATGACAGAATATGTAGATAATTATGAAATGTATTGGGGTATTATAACTTATGCAAGTGGAAATACTGAAGCAATTGTGGCAACATCAGAAGAAGCATATTATGCATATGAGGAATACTTCAAAGGAAGTAGAGTATCAATGCCTAATTATGGCTATATAGACAGCCTAAAAGACTTCGACGAACAAATGTTATTAGAAGTTAATTATGATGCTGAAGAAGAAAAAAAAGCAGCAAAACTTGAAAAAGTATTAGCACAAAGAAAAGTTATGGAAAATATGACTTCCGAAGAAAAAGTTAGTTATGTTTTAGAATCCTTTGATTTGTAAATTACAAATCTAAGAGAATGACGAAAAACTCTTGTCTCTAAATGGGGCAAGAGTCAAAAAAAATATTTGGATTTGGATTTTAATATTCCTTTCTTTTTTTGTAATATATACACTAGTGTTAAATAATATTTGGATTTGGATTTTAATAGGCTTTTTCTTTTTCTAATATAACAGGATATTATAATAGAGATAAAAATAAGAGAATGCTGCTTAGTTAACCTTAAGTAAGATAGGCAATCAGCGTTTAATTGTGGAAACACAGGAGGAAAAAATCATGACTGAAAAATTATTACAATTTGTTTTGAAATATTGGGAAGAAATCAATGGATATGGAAAGCCAACAAAAGATAGTGAATATAATCAAATCTATGTTGTTATACCAATTGATGTATTGTTAGATACCTTAGATATGACATTTAGTGAATTAAGTAATCTTGAACTAGATTATAGAAACAACCGTTAACTAAGTATCAGACGATTTACGAAAAACTCTTGCCTCTAAATGGGGCAAGAGTCAAAAAAAAATAATTGGATTTGGATTTGGATTTTGTTTTCTTTTTTCTTTTTCTTCACACTAGTGTTAATAATTATGATAATATTAAGAGAAATCTCACAAACAAAACGTTTATATACTGACACTAGTTCGGATAAATTGGGAGGTATAATATGGTATATGTAAGAGAAGATTATGAAAACGATGAACAACTAAAAGAAATACTAAAAAACATTGGAACAGAAAATAATTCTGATGAAGAATACTTAGATAACTTAGTTGCAGATATTATGAATGAGTTACGCAACACATTTAGAGAACATTTGGCTGTTGCTTTGGCTAAAACATGGTCTGAATGCTCTAAAATGATATTAGGTGAATCAGATTGGATATCAGAAGAAGCATTCTATCCTGATGCTGAAGATGCTGGATTTATTCATATGTTATTGAATTATTATAGTTAAATAATAATTTAGACGGAATTACAAAAAACACCGGTCTCTATATGGGGTCGGTGTCAAAAATAATTTGGATTTGGATTTTCAAAGCATTTTCTTTTTTTGTTTATAACACGTGTTAATAATTAGGATTTGGATTTTAGCCGGCTTTTTCTTTTTCTAGTAGGGGGGGTTACTTAAAATATAAAGTAAATAAAAAGGACCACCCCATGAGATGCCTGCCGACATCCCATGAGGGGTTTACGTGTTTCTATCTACTAAGTCTCAAGAATCTAATGCTTCCCAAGTCTTATCTCTTTTATATTGGTCGCCACCAACTTTAGAATGATATTCCGCTAATGTTTCATTAGTTGTTATGTCTATTTGCTCTCTTCTTACACCCGAATCTAAGTGTCTAGTAAATAGTTTAATCATGTTGGGGTTATCTAATATCTTCCTTAGACTATTTCTTGAATCTAAGTCAAGATAACCGCAAACATAACCAAAGCCACATTCATTCAACGCTTTGAATAGTTGTTTAACCTTGGTTGTTGAGTGTGTTTCACCATTGTAGGACATTCTCATTATACCATTGAACCATTCAATTGCATCTATATCTTCTAAAGTTAATAATTCACCATCTTTCTTACTCATAATTTATCATCTCCTTTATTATTATTATATTGTTAAGTTAAGAGTGAGGCGGTAGTGTTGCAGCACTACCCCCCCACAATTTTGTGTTAGTCCGTCTAATACTACCTTATACTAAGGCAGTACCATTCCATGTGTACCAATATCGAGCAATAGGTGAATAACCATCTGAACCTTTCTTAGTGTAGGTTGCTATTATCGTACCTACTTCTAAGGTATAGTCCAAATGATACCAACCGCCGCCGCCAAAGATGGAGAAGTTATATCCTAATACTTCTTCACCGTTTGCCAGTTTAGCATTGATGTCATTCTTACTCTTACCGTACACGTATATCTTCATTGACATATTTTATTACCTCCTTTAGTAATATATTGTGTTTATCTTGTTAAGTTAAGAGAGAGGCGGCGTATTGCAGTACGCCCCCCCACAATTTTATGTATGTCCGTCTCGGCTAACTTTAACAGTTAGCGTCAATAATCCATTCTGAATACTCGTATTCATCCGTGATTATAATTATCTTTAATTCATCTCTCATATTCATATGTTTCACCCCCATTATTCGATGTGTTAGTAGTAGGCCACACCCCCCATATAGAGGGGTGGACTTTGTGTCATTCCGTCTAAGGCATCGAAGCCTTAACGTGCTATGGTTTCGATGTGGTCAACTTCGACTTCACTAAAATCAACCAATTCACTAAGGGAGGAATCCCAAAGTTTATCGGCATAGTCAGCAAGGTCGATGTCAAGCACTAAGTGTATACGTACATCTGTCATATTCTTAGTCTCCTTTTATCTGTCTTATTTATAGATGCGTTCCGAGATGGTTAATTCCACATCTTACCTAGTTCTAGGGCTATTACTTCTTGGCGTGTCATCATCAATTCGGATAACGGAATTGACTCCGGCCATTTTTCATTTTTTCGTCTTGGGCTGATATTTTTAGCCAACGACTCAGTAGGTGCTATCACACCTAAAGTTGAACCCTCTTGGTAAGCCAAGCATTTTTCAATGCTTCGCCGTTCCCGCAGGTCTTTGCCTTTATCGCAAATCCCACAAGACTGCCCCGCAGCCTCAATATGAACGGAGAGATGTCAGTACTTAAGGCTTTCGGTGTAGCAATCCCTGGCCCTTTTTTGGTGTAATTTTTACATCTAGTGTAGTTTATGCACTTAGTTCCAAAAATACACCGATATACGTACCCATACCCGCCTAGCACCTCGAACAATTTTTTACAATTTTTTTGAAAAAAAATATTTATAACCTTTTGCGCCAATAGCGTATTCTCTTACCCATGACCTTTTTGTATTTATCTTCTATCAAATCGGCTTGTTTAATTTTACGCATATACTTATGCACCCCGCAAGAATGCAATTGAGTCCATCGGGCAGGTACAACTTCGTTTACCTTCCACATAACTTCCTCGTTCGTTCTCCATTCGTCAAAATAGTCCGAGTCTGCTAACTCCTGCAAACGGTCTAAATATAATGTTTTTTTACTTTTTGGGCCAAATACTGTTCTCATAATCTTCTTCTCTCCATTACTCTACCACCAACGCCTGTATTAGAGGGTCTATTGATTTTGGCTTTACCACCTAACCATTGTCCACCCGTCATAGTTTTCATAACTACGGGCATATCGGGAATCTTATATGTAAATTGGTCTATTGCGTGTGCAAGAGCCATTACTGTATCGTTGTGAACACCTAAGTCCACTATCACACCATCACGCCAAGCGTGAAGTCTTAATTCTTCTAGGACAATCTCAACCATCCTACGGGTTTCATCATTACCATAAGGAAATGCAATCATCTCTCTCTCAAACCAAACCCTAAGTCTATTTAGAAGTCCTTGCTTCAAAGTCCTGTTGCCTACCTTACTAGGTCTATAATCTACTACCGCGCCTTTTTGTGCAAGCAAACTTTCGTACATCTGTTGGAAACCTACATCCTCAACTGCTACTCCACAATTACCATAACGCTTAGACCATTCGATTAACATATCCGCTTGCTTATCCGGTGGGAAGTCATTTCTTCTCCACATATTTACAAAGTGAATAAACCCTTGTTCATCTTGCCTAAGACATATCATTACGCTGTAATCTTTACCAAGACCATGTGCAGGGTCGAATCCTATAATGTATCTATTGTTATCTAACTTATCAGTTTGTATAGTGTGTTCCATGATAAGATTCTTACGAATTAAGTTGTTAGGATATACCGAAGCGTCATCGTCAACAACCCTACATAGGTATTCCTGCGAAAACTCCAAGTCTCCTATCGCTTCTTTCTGTTCTAACAAAAACTTTATACTACGATATTCCGGCCAAAGGGCTTTAGGGTCAATATCCCCATCACTAGATTTCCATTCATCATAATTTACTATACTACTCCAAGTACCACTTTTCCAAGTCTTTTTAGTTAACATTTCAGTATGGTACAAATCAGTCATAGACATAGGCGTACCAACCACGTAAAACGTAGAACCGGGACTTAACATAGGGGAAATTGCCTTCCTAAACCATTGTTGTAAAGTGTGAGGATTCATTTCGTCAGAATCAACTAACACATCGTCAAATGCTACACAAGCCGGATGTTCACCACGAATCGCTGAACCTACCGAAGTAGCCATTATCCAAGACCCGTTAGTAAAGTACATTTCAGTTTTATTACCTCTTTTCGGGTCGAGATACCTAGACAATTGAGGATGTTGTTTCATGTCCTCTCTAATCTCTTGTAATCTTCTAATAGCAGTATCTTTACTCGCAGAAATCAACCAACAAGTAAAAGGCTTACCATTTGCCTTCTTTTCAAACAAACATTGATGTAATAGTTTTACCCTAAGAGTAGTTGACTTACTATGGTCGCGAGGTGCAATAATACAAACACGATGCACTTCTGCACCCTTTCTATCACCGTACATTTCCATCCAATCTCCTATGTGGTCGCCCCAAGTATAACCTAACCATTGGTAGAAATACTTAATGTCTTTTCGACTACGTTCCATAGAAAAATCTTGCATAAATCCCATAATATCACCTCGGATGTAAGTCTTTCTTTCCACAGTAAGGACATTTACCTTCTACCGCCAAGTGCATTTGAATACGTGGGGCTTCCCACCCACACGACCAACACTTAGCAGAAGTCCATCTCATTCATGTACCACCGGCGCAAACAGACTACCAATTAGCCCTTCTTCTTTATCTATAATGTATGCAGACAATCCTGCTTTAGCCATAACATATCCGTTACGACTATGGTATCTATCTTCACCTGCAAGACTAGGAAGTTGTATAATCAAACAACCACCTGCTTCTCGCATTTGTTGGTGATGTAGATGTCCATGAAACCAAAGTTTGTGTGATGTTTTACCCCACGCACTTCTTTCTTCGTGAGCCATCAAAGCATTTAGTTTATTCATAACTTTACCATCACCGTGAGTAAATCCTATCAGATTATTACCGTATGTAACGTATTGTCTAATTTCGGGAGAAACTACTACGTTTACATCCTCGCAATCTTTATAGTAAGCGTCAAGATACATCATTAGCATAATACTTGTATGTCTATCATGATTACCACCCATAAATATCAACTCAACATCAGAAACCGTTCTCAGTAAGTCAATGTGTTGTCTTGCTAAATCACATCCTTCCATAAGGATTTGTGCAGGGGTAGCGGCCATATCTTGTGCCGTACCCTTTGTAGTTGTACCAACATCATTATCCACATGAAACCAATCAGACCCAACACCAACGTAGAATCTCTCCGGCTTACTAGGTAGTCTTTTCAATAACTCTTCGGTCTTTGTCAAAACTCTATGTCTAGCCTCTTCTAAGTTATAACTTTGTCCGACTTCATCAACCCAACCGTATTTACCAAAATGTAAGTCAGTTGGAGAAAGAACAACGGCAAAATCACCTTCATTTTTAGTCTTAATACGCTTTACGGAAGCAGGTTTCCACTTTTGTGCTATTTCTAAGAAATCTTTTTTGATTGTCTCGTTGAAGTAGTTATATTTCATAGCATCTTTCTCAACTTGCCTCCATCTTTTGCCTTCTGCCTTCTTAATAATTTCAATTTTACGCATGGCTAGTATTTCGTCAACTAAATCGTCAACGGTGTTACCTTCTATCTCCTTATCTGTAAATGGTTGCATACCGTGAGTCCATTTGTTAACTCTAACGTATTCACTTACCCAAGCAGGCGGCATTTCAAACTCTCTAGCCATTTCTTCGGTTGTTAAGTTACCTCCCGCCTCAGAATATGCTTTTTTCATGGCTCGGTGTTTTTCACCTTCCACTACATAGAATCCATCTACTGCTTCCATCACTACCAAGTATTTATCTGCTGCTTCATCGTGATATACCTTTGTTCTTTCATTTATGACAGCATGATATTCTTCTTTATCCTTAAAAGGACTATTTCCTTCCTTCATCCACCTTTGAATAGCAGAACGCCAAGCATTTTTAGAACGCTTTGGCTCAACTTCGTGTAGAAACTCAGCAAACTCACTAATATTACTAAAACTTCTATCTTTCGCAAACTTCTCGATGAGGTCTTTGCCTCCATGCACCCTTCGCATAAACAAAGGTTATTTGAAGGGATATATAAGTATTAGCCTATTAATTTCTATTACTTTGATGCTTTACAAAATAAATAAACCGCTAGACTGCTAGGCTGTCTGTAATTATTTTTATTTCTTCTATAATATGTTTGGTAAACCCCCCACTCACTATAATAGTTAACGTAGTTAACTTCTCTACATTAAAGAAAAAAATAAAAAAAAAGAAAAAAATGTCGCAGTAAAGCGTTTTATTCTTTCAGTAAATCGCAAAAACATTAAAAAAAAATAAAAACGAACTATTAAACGTCAATTATACTCTCGATATGTTATGGCAGAGCGTAGCAGGTGGAATATATTTCGTGGAAACACAAAAAAAGAGAATCCTAACCCAATTATACAGCGAGCAGGTATGATGATAGAACCCTTCAATCAAGTAGCGGGCGTACCCGATATTGTACGTGATACTGAAAGATTGAGAAAAGACAGTAACCACGACAATGAGTTTGACCTTTACGATAGTATGTTAAAGTTAGACCCTGAATTGAACGGCGCTGTACGTGCTGTATCTCTTACGGCTAATAACTACGAAATAAATTACGCCAACGGTAAAAACTCACAAATACGTGAGGCAATACGTGAATTAGTAGAAGATACTCTTGACTTTGATGACATTATGATAAATGCTATGCGAAGTCTTATGGTATATGGTAATGACATTAACAAAATAGTCGGCAAACAAGGTGTCGGTATTACTGATATACAAAGTTTACCCGTAAAACAAATTACGATAGTTGACGAACGAGGTGGCTTAGGTTCTTATTTCGTTGCTGACGAAGATAACCCAATCATCAATGCTAACATCTATATGTTAAGAGAAGGTACATCCTACGAACGTGCTATACCAAAAAAAGAAATACTACACGTTAGAATAGATTATCGTTCCAATTGGTTTACCGATAACAAACTACGTAGAACATACGGTGTGTGGGGTGCGAGTAGATTTACGTCGCTAAAACAACCAATACGCATGAAATATAACAGTATGAACAACAGAGTTTCTTTAGAGGACTCGATGACAAAGCAGTTTATTACAATAGACAAATCTGCTATCGAACACATACAAGACCCTGCGGAACAGGCACAAAGACTCCAACATATTATGGATGAGGTAATTACTTTATTCGAGGGATTGCGGGGCGACCAAATACCTGTTCTTCCCCATTACGTAGAATTACATCACGTAGATGTAGGCAACAGTCTGCCAAACAACACAGGATTCCTAGACACAATTAATGCCGATATTGCAGCCGTACTACAAGTACCTAGAGTAGCAGCAGGCCAAGAAAAAGGCTCAACCTTTGCGGCAACATTCAATGCAAACCTTTGGGCTGTCCAAGCAATCAGCCGTATGCATAGAATCTTGAGTGAATCAGCAACAAAAATATTTATGATGCACTTAGACTTATTAGGTATAAAATATCGCAAACAAGATTTACCTACTATTAAGTTTGAGGCTATGGATAGCGAAACACCACTCAACATAATGCAAAGAACCGTTATGGGGTACAACGCAGGACTTCTTACACTAAACCAATCTTTTGATTTGCTTAACCTACCAAGTATAGGTAAAGAAGGTGATGAAAGAAAGATGACAGAAGCACCAAAGCAAGTAGGGGATTTACCAAGAGAAAACTCACAGGATGGTGCAAGCGACCTTGTGGAATGAGTATCTTCTGACGGGTATATATGCAATTTGTTTCCTCATGGGGGCTTTATTAGGCAAAGTATTAATAAGTCATAAGGTTAGTGGAAAGGACATGGCTCAGATGAAAATGACAAATCCAAACGAGACTCTAATGCTAACTTTTGGTATGGGTGTCGTTATGGCTTGGGTAGTTATAGCAGCCACAGCATCCTACTTTAGTATTGTAGAACAACGTGAGATTTCAGACTCACAACTAACAGTTATTGGTCTATTAGGTGGTCCGGCACTTCTAATTATAACAAGCGTACTAGATTTATTTAAGGGTAAAGAAAGTGCCAAAATTGCAGTATTACCCGACAGACTTTCTGCTGATGTTCAAGCAACTGACGCTGAAAAGACTCACGTAAGACTACTAGAAGAGTTTAAGATGAAGCATGACCTAGAAATGGAAAAGATGCAAAAACAACACACTTTAGATATGGAAGCATATCAAATCACAAACAATAAAGTTACCTCAAAGAAAGGTGAATAAAAATGGCTTTGAGAGTTAGTATAGAAACAAACTTTGGATTAACTTGTGGAGAAGCACACGCAGTAATAAGAGAGTTTAGAATGGAAAAAGTGGTTGCAGAAGATGGTACTAAATCTTTTACAATAACTTATGGTGGTTTAGTTTTTATGGATGCAAGTGCATACACAAGTGGTAAATCACCAATCACAGGATTTAATTACCAATTTCCATTAGATGTAACTGATAGTGCAGACCAAGAAAACTTACTAAAACAATGTTATCTTAACTTAAAAACACAAGAAGGCTTCACAGAAGGAGTTGATGTTTGATGAATAATAGTATCTTTTGTGGGTTTTGTGTTATGGGTGATTGCTCAGAATGTCCTGTGTCTAAAGATTAGGTTAATAAGACATTCCTAATCTGCAACAGTTATGTCATGTGGTTGTGGATGCGGTGGCGAAAAAGTTGCTTATGAAGAATGGGGCGAAGAAGATGTTACTGCGGCAGAATATCAAGGCCGTAAAGTTACTCTTAACAAACCATTCCGTACATCAGGCGCTAGTAAAAAGTTCGGAGTTTATACTAAAAATGCTAACGGTAATGTAGTTTTAGTAAGATTTGGCGACCCTAACATGGAAATCAAAAGAGATGACCCTGATAGAAGAAAAGCATTCCGCAGTAGACATAACTGTGATAATCCCGGCCCAAAATGGAAGGCACGTTATTGGTCTTGCAGACAATGGCGTGGTGGTAAAAAGGTAGAAGCAGGTATGGAAGATTACATA